TGCTAATTATTTTATTCTTTGCTATGCTTTTGTAGCTTGCTTTTGCGAGCGTTTTGGACGCGAAGATTTTGATGGTGAGTATCAAAGCCTTATGGAACGTTGGGAAACTATGGGGATTGGCGATCCCGATAGAACTTTAGTACAAGCGCGGATATTTCAGCTTAGGGATAGTATACCTTCTTTATCTTATTTCCATGAGAATGTCTCTCCGCTTTTAGCGGGTGATGATAATACTTGTGGTGTGAGTGATCAAGTTGTTATGTGGTTTAATGTCGATACAATAGCTATTCAATTAGCGAAGTTAGGCATGAAAATTACTTCAACCTATCCTGAACCCGTACCTGTACAGCGTTTGGATTTTTTATCACATAATTTCGTTACGTTGCCCAAGTTTCCAAATGTGTATCTTCCTAGTCCTGATACTACTAAAACTCTTTGTTCTCTCTTAAAATTCGGAAAAAGCTTAGATGTGCGTTGGTCTCTCCTTCGTGCGTTTGCTCTCCGTTTAGAATCATGGGCGAATATTGAGTGTAGGAATTATATTCAAGACTATATTGAATTTACTATGCGTACTCATGAGCGTGAGCTTGTGGGTTATGTTGTGGTTCCTGGAACCACTGGTAAAAATGAAATACATATTACTTGGGACAATGTTATGGAGTCTTATTTCACTGATGATGAGTGTGAAGCACTTTACTACGGTTTTGAATGCGCGTCGCGATTAAAATTTTTAAGCGCATTTAAATTGATAGAAAGTTGTGAATTAGTCGATGCCATTACGAATATTCTTTTCGCGAATTATTTTGATATTGACCTTTTCCCTCGCACTCTTTATTAGTGATCCTCCACTCCTTTTTGTTGCTCAGTTATGTCTACTGTTAGTAGAAGCGAGCGTATCCTCAATTCTCTTGTGGGCCGGCAAGGCCTTACAGAGGCAGGAAAGAATTGGCTAGCAGGTGCTGCAGATCCTTTTCATGATCTAGCACTTAATGTCACAGGTTATCCAGACCAGTGTCAATCCGATTCCGTGGTACAACTTGTTAAGTTGACCACGACTATATCCTGTCCATCCTCCTTAACAGGAGGTAATTGGGATTGTAGGGTACATCAGTACCCGTGGTTAGTTGATATTCCGTTCACCAAAGTAAACAACAATGGTTCGGCTGTTGCTCCTTATTGGGCTTATACGGCTGGTACTAATGTGTTTAACGCTGGTGGATTGTCTGTTGATTGCGTAGCCACAGGCACAGCTATGGGTTTTGGTCAAACTGGTGTTCAACACACTGTTTTGCCTTTACCCACGCAATACTATAATGGACAAGTTCGAGTTATTGGACAAGCTTTTGAAGTGCATAATACCACTTCGCAACTCTATAAACAAGGAGCTGTTTTGACTTATCGTCAACCTACTCCTGATATGTTTCAAAGTTGTGCTTATCCTGTAATTGGTGGTTCAGTCTCTGCAAATGGTATCGGGTATCCTTCTTCCATATTACTCCCATGTCCTCCCTTTGCTCAAGCGGACGCTCTTTTGTTGTCTGGTTCAAAGCAGTGGGAAGCTAAGGATGGTTGTTATGTTGTCGGCGCTTTTCATAGTGAGGTTGTTCCTTTACAGGACACTATTGTGATTCAACCGATTGAGTATCAATCAAATATGCCTGAAGGTTCTGGAGCTTATTATATGCCTACGGCAGGTTCTGGTGTTAATGGTACCTCTACGATTTTGTTCTGGCCTGACCTTTTTTGGTCTCAGCAGGACGCGTGTGGTGCCTATTTCACTGGTCTTTCTCCTCAAACTACCCTTACCATTAATTGGAACATCTTAATCGAACGTTTTCCTTCCGCAGCCGATGCTGACTTGGTTGTTTTGGCCAAGAAAAGTCCTCGGTATGATCCTACTGCTCTTGAACTTTATTCTCTTTGTATGCAAGATATGCCTACGGGTGTTCCTGTGTCTGAGAATGGTCTTGGAGATTGGTTTATGAAAGTGATTTCACGAGCTAGAGATATTGTAATGCCTGCTCTTCGAGTTGGTTCTGCAATAAATCCCAAGATTGGAATGTTAACGGGCGCAATGGATGCGTTAGGAATTTCGGGAAACGCTAAGGGGGGAGGTGGCGGTCAGTCCAACCCCTCCCCCTTTCAACAAAAAGGACGAAATAAACAAAAACAAAATAGCACTAGCCAAC